AAAAAAGAGGAACCCCGAAGGATTCCTCTCAAGTGGTTTAGTTTGACCTAAACTCTTCTTATTATAACGAGTTCTTAGAATAAGTTAGCGATTGTAACTTTTCTGTAGTACTTGTTAAGATCAGCAGTAAGTGCTCCAAGACCTTGGCTAGAAACGTCACCTTGAGCAAATGGGTTTGAAACCATTCCGTAACGTGTCTTAAATCCAATTTTTGGTTGGAAGCTGTTTTCACCAACCGCACGAACCATTTGTAATGGTACGTATGGGCAGTAGAATAAACCTGCATCAAATGCAGATGAACCCTTGTAACCAACTACTAAGTAGTTAGCACCTGCGAATGGGTCAACATATACTCTGAATCTACCGTTAAGAACACCAGCAAAAGTATTACCTGTGTCATCAACTTCTAGAGAGTTAGAGTTTAGAGCAGGAGTGTAATCCAACACACCAGCCATTTGTAAAGCAGAGGCTACGTCAGAAGAACAAATAACAACGTTACCTTTTCCTCTTCTTGTTCCTTTAGCAATTGCATTAGCTTCTTGCTCGATTTGGAACATTAAACCTTTGAACTTCTCAACAGACCATCTTCCGTTTGCATCAACGTCTAAGTCGAATGTACCCGGAGTAGCAGCGCCAGCAGCACCAACAACAGCAACGTCATAAATTGTTCTAATAACTTCACGGTTGATTTCTGTTAAGATTTCAGTTTGAAGAATATTAGCTAATTCAGTTTCTGCGTCTAGGCCGTGAACAGCTTTAAGATCTTGAGCAAGCTCAGTTGTGTATTCTGCTTTTAAAGCACGAGTCTTAGCAGCAACAGTTACTTTCTCGATAGAGAATGCCATTTCTGCATAGTTAGTACCAGCACCGTCGCCTAAGGCTTCAGCAGCAGCTGTAGTCATACCTGTACCAGTAGTGACAGCAGCACCAGGTAAACTATTAGCGTGAGTACCTGTACCAGAGAAGTCTGTATCAGCTTCGTTGTACATTGCTTCTGCACCACCTTGTGAACCATATCTTGCGCGCATTGCGAAGATTAATCCTGTAGGACCAGTCATAGGCTGAACACCACAGATATCGTATGCGATCATGTTAGGAACAGCACGTCTTACCAATGAGATAAGAATTGGGTCATAACCTGCACCAGGACCTGCAGCAGCAGAACCACCTGTAAATCCACCGGTTGCGCCGACGTCATTAGTAGGTGCTTCAGAAAGCAAGCTAGTCATGTTAGCAGATAAGTCACCAGTTTCAGCTAGTGCTCTTTCTGTGTTCTCAAGAATAGTAGCTGTAACTGCTTTTCTATGAGAATCGTTAATTGGTGAAAAAGATTCGTGCGCTAAAATTGGCTCCCACTTTTCCACTAGTCTTGTATAGTTATCCATTTTGGATCTCCTTTATTTAATTTAAATTTAATTAAAAAACCAAATTCAATTATTCTTTACTTCTTAGTGTTGAAAGCTTCAACTAGAGCATTAATAGAAGTGTAATCAGAAGCTGGTTTAGTTACTTCCTGTTCTTCTAGAATAATTTCGTCATTTTCTTCTTGAACATCCTTATTTTCTACAATAGGTTTGTCGCTGAAGAAAGACTCCTTAATTACTTGAAGATTTTCTGCATAAGCTTCTAAATCTTCAATATCAAGCTTTTCAGACAATACTTTCAATCTCTCTACCTGGTTCTCAGATAAACCTTCTGAAAGTTCGTCAAATTTTTGTTCTGCTTTGAAAGTTTGAATTTCTTTCTGTAATTCAATGTTCTCATTTACGAGGTCATTTGCTTTTCCTTCCAATTCAGAAACAGTTGTTTCTAAGTTAGACACAACGTCAACTGATTCTTCAGAAACAGTAACATTATGTTCTACGAATAAGTTCTTAAGACCTGACATTAATGATTCCGCCATCTCAACCTTAATTCCAGATTCGATTGCGATTTCATTCTCAGACATCCACTCAGATACAACGTAATCTAAATACTTATCAACATTCTCAGAAATGGTATCTAATTTCTCAGTTACTGCTTCTTCTAATGCTTCGTCTAAAGACTTAGTTAATTCTTCACGAATTGTCTCAGTTCTTTTATTTACTTCTTCGTTTAATGCGGCTTCAAATACAAGACTAATCTTGCCTTTGAATTCTTCGGATAAATCTTCGCCTTCAATGATTGACTCAATTGAAGATTCTACAACTACTTCCTCTACGGTTTCAACTTCAGCGTCAACTTCAGTTTCTTCAGCAGTAGGTACAGGCTTGCCTGCATCTGTTTGGCCAGGAACTACTTTCTTACCGTCAGCTGCTCCTTTTGGCTCGTCAGTTGTTGTCTTCTTCAGCTTGTCCTTTTTACCTTCTCCACCTTCAGGTGTTACAGCATCAGGGACCATTGAGACTCCATCATCAGCAACGAATTTTTCTTCTACGTTTGCCATTATTTTTCTCCTTTAAATTTGTTTTTAAAATTTACAAATATCTTTATAATAAACTTGACTGTTTTTATTTATAAAAAGTTAATTTCTCAAAGTACGGATAAATGTTTCAAACATTCTTGTTGCCGTTGCTTCGTCAATAGTTTTTACTACTCTGTTAACCTTTTTCTCAACTTCTTCTTGGATATCCTGAATAACTTCAGTAGCTCTCCAATTCCCAGAAGCGATATCGTAGTAATATTCAACGTTCTCCATGATACCATTTACGAACGCGTTTGGTGCTGAAGGGTCAGTAACAATATCTACAGTAGAAAGGTGGAAATCCTTCTGCACTTCCATAACTCCATTTCTACCTGCCTTGACCGAACCAAGACCTCGAGTCGAAACTCCAATCTTTACTCCTTCGTCTAATAGGCTTTTAACGATTTCCCCCATCGGTGTTGATAAGATTTTAGCTTTACCATAAAAATCGTTGCCATCTCGTCTCATGTCAGTAATTAGATGTGAAACGCGATCCCCGTTGATTTGTGGACCATCAGGGTGACCTAGTTCTCCAAGAGCACGTTTAGTTTCAATAAACTCTTTATTATAGCGATCCATTTCGCTTTCTAAAGTTGCACTTGGATAAATTCTTCCATTGCGATTTTTAATATCGCCTTGCATAAAAATTCCTTCGATAAAGTAATTCTTTTTGCCGTCTTCTTTAGCTTCAGTAATTACCTCTACGGAATCTTCTCTATATTCTGTAATTAAATTCATTGTAGATTCTCCTTCGCAAATGTAAGGATTTCGTTATAACCTGCTTCGTCAGCGATTAGAACGTTATACATTTCGGTTGTATTAGTTTCATTTAATTCATCAAACATATTATTTAAAATGTTAGCATCTTCTTCTGATACTTCAATTACTGTTTCATTTTGTAATTGAAACGAACCAGCTTCGATTGACTCATAAGCTGCTGTATACATCTTTGCTGCTGATAAAGGTTTACCGTTAACCATTTGGTCACCTTTACTATAAGCATACAATGATTTAACATTAGAAAATACTTCTGCTAATTTATTTTGCCACCATTCTTCAGGATCTTGTCCTTCCATTTTTAGATATTCTTGGATTTCTTCAGCGGCATAACAAATGAAATGTAGTTGTTTCATCATCATAGGAATTTCTTGTTGGGGACTTTCAAGCAATTCTTCCTCTGTTGATACTTTTGCTAACATTTCTTTAAATGTCATTGATAATGTTTTACCATTACTATCTTTAATGGTGACTGATGTTGGACCTGTTTTAGGTTTACCATCACCTTTTAAAACTTTTTTCTTTTGTACTTCAGGTTCGATAGTTTTAGCAGAATCTGTTTCTGATTCTTTAGTTTCTGCCTTTTTAACAGGTTTCTTTTCAGCATTTAGCTTATCACCTGAACAACCACCTTCCTCAATACCTTTAATCTCATTGCCACAGCAAGAACATTCTTTACCGATTTCTTCAACCTTATGTTCTCCACCACAGTGTTCACAAGATTCGTCGCAACCGCAAGAAGCCTTTAATTCTTCTTCCATTGATTCTTCGTCATCTCTCTTTTCGTCTTTCTTTTTATTGACTCCAAGAATTTCTGTAATAGATTTTTGTTCAGCAACTTGCTTACCTGCACCTGCACGTTGTGGCAAAGTTTGAGCAATTTTAGTTTTATACGCTAAGTCGTAACTCGTATCGCCTTCTTGGTCAGCAGGTCGCTTACCATCCTTACCTACTCTTCCAGGAATCTCACCAGTAAAAACGTGGTCAGGAGCAACAGGGTGTTTAATCACCTCAATTGTATGTTGGTCCTTAAAGCGTCTTTCTTCAGGTGCTTTTGGTTGAGCAATTTCTGAGACGAGATCTTTAAAATTTTTCATATTTAGTCCCTAGTTTTATTTACACTATACTTTTATTTATATTATTAATATGCATCATCTTCTGCATGTCCACCTTGAGCCTTTTCATCTGCAATTTCATCTTCCATTCTTTGCGCATCTTCTTCAGACATTTGCAGAATATTTTGAGTAATCCACTGATGAGAGAAATACTTTCCTGTGTAATCGGATATATCTCTTAAAGTATTCAATCTTTCTCTCAGAATCTCAGCTTCCTTTAATTCCTCAAAATAATTATCTTTAACAAAATCATAACGTATATCATTACGGATTTCGTTAAATTCCTCAGGTGTTAAAATTCCTTTTAGAATTAATTGTTTCTCTAATACCATATTGAATATCCATGAGAAACGTGCACGAATTCTTCTAATAAATTTACCAAACTTCAGTTCATCTCGAGTAATCTCTGATGTTCTACCGAAGGTTGCCATTGCCTCTGGTTCTAAACGCGATAAGGGTACTTTCAACGCTTTATATAATTTACGTTGAAAATACTCTAAGTTTTCGTTACCACTCAACCCTGGTGCATTACCTCCTGCGAGGGTATCAACTTCAGTTGACCTTTCTCCACCACGACGAGGGAACCAAAAGTCCTCAGTCATTGTTAGCATCTTACGAGAATCAGTAATCTGTCCTGATTCTGAATTGTACTGTAACTTGTTCTTATGTCGAGCCATCATATCTCTAAGATATTGCTCTGCCTTATTCTTTGGCAAGTTACCTACATCAATATAAAAAATTCTTCTTTCTGGTGCTCTTGTTAACGTGTATATTACAACAGCATCTTCCAACATTCTCAGCTGATTTAAAGCTTTACCTGCTGGATGTAAATGAGATAATACTAAACTATTATTCTCATTCATCAATCCTGAAGTTACTCTTGCTATAGAGTCCTTCGCAATCTTTACACCTGTTGTACTTGAAGTACCACCGGCTCCTGTACCCGCATTCTGAAACCCATTTTCAGAATACATATAATACTCATTTTTAACTTTCTTAACAGGTATTCCTGAATGCTTATCTTTGCTCTTCTTGTCTACTTCTCGTATCAATTTTAGTTTACGAGGGTCAACATATCTTAATTCTAAAACACCTTTCTTTACATCCTCAGGGTCAATAATAATATGATAATTTAATCTTCCGTCAACGTAGAACTTGAAAAACATATCATATGCATTGTTTGTAAAATCAAATAATGCAAGTATATTGTCAAATTCTTTAACAACCGACTTCTTTACTTTATCTGATAAAACTGTTTCTCCTAAAGAGATTTCAACAACTCTATCATTTGTATCAACACTAATTGCCTCATTCACAATGTCATCAATTGCCTGAGAAACCTCAGGCTGCATTGACATGTGACGATATCTTGTAATTAACTCAGATTCCGTTTTAGCGGAACCTTCCATATCAAGTATCGTATTATAAAAACCACCTAGAGCATTACCAACCGTAATCGCTCCATCATCATTAGAGGGTTCGGCAAAAGAAACCGGTAAAGTGGTCTCCTCCTCTGCCCTCTTTATATCAAAGCCAAAAATTTTCAAAATATCACCTATTATTTAATTATGTAGTTGGAATACCAGTATTTCCTTCGACTGTCCATAAGTCATAGTCGAAGCCTACTGTAAATTCCTGAATACCTGCTGCGGTATCCCATCCCATTGCCATTGAGCTAACGGATGTTGGGAATAATCCCTCAAATTTATATGTTCTAAGAGGATCTCCATTTTTACTGAAATGCGTAATTAATGCATCAGTTTTATAATCCTGGGGTAAACCAGAAATATTTCCTTGGTGTGAATTAATAGAATTCATCCACGCTTCCATAGAATTGCGAATTTGATAATCCTCATCATTAATAACTGTCACTTCCCAAGTAGCGAATGTTCTATCACCTGCATATGCAATCTGTCTTCCGAAATAATTCACTTTGTAAGAAGCGATATCGGAAGCAGGAATGTTTGCACCTTTAACCATGAATGGAATTTTGAAATCAGCCACCGGGTCAACAGGGTTTAGAATTTGCACTTGGAAAAGATTAGCTCGAGCACCACCGCCAGTTAACTGGGATTTGAACTCATTAATATTAAACGCCATTCTTATTCTCCTTTATTTAATAATTATTTATTATGTTAGTGACCCAACGATTTCATCAAACTCTACACCGCTTCTTGTTGCCACGAAAGTTAATTCGATAACATTAATTGAACGTGCAGGTTTAATAAAGATATTAGCTCTGAACTTACCTTGGTCAATAACCGCAGGTGTATTAACAGTTGTATCAGAAACTACTCTAAAATCAACAATTCCTCTTTTACCTTGAATGTCTCTTAAGAATGGTTCAACGATTCCTTTGAATTGTGATTGAGTAAACTCGTCGTTCAATTCAAATAAGAATCCTTCGGCTGCATTGGCAATTGCCTTTTCAACCGCTATAAACAATCTTCTAACATTAATACTATCAAATGCAGAGTTAGCACCTAATCCTGTTTTATCACCGAATAGAACAATTCCTCGTCCTACCTGAGCCATAACTGGATTAATATTTGAACTATACAATTGGTCTCTTTGAGCTTTGTTAGGATTGAAAGCAAGCTTAACAACATTCTTAATTACACCCTTACGGAAACCGGCAGGAGATTCAAAAGGTTCAACTCTTGAAGCAAGACCTGCGATATCACCGTTAAGTGGAGTATATCTATATACATCGTTATATCTATCGTATCTATACTTGTAACCAGAATCCATTACATAGTAAGAAGAA